AATTCAGCATTGATCGCGTCAGCCCTGCAAGAAACCTATCAGGGGCGCAGTTGCAAAGTATATTTTGGCGCATTGTCTGGCGGTGCTGTTGTTGCTGATCCGTATTTGGCTTTTTCTGGCCGTATGGACGTTATGACCATTGAAGATTCTGGTGAAACTGCTGTTGTGACAATTAATGCAGAAAGCCGCTTAATTGATTTAGACCGTGCGCGGGAAAGACGTTATACTAGCGAAGATCAGAAAATTGATTATTCTGCTGACCGTGGCCTTGAATTGATCGCTGATCTACAGGACAAGCAGATCATCTGGGGGCGTTAATGGGCTTTTTCAAAAATTTTGTTAAAAACCTGACAAAGCCAGAAGTCTTGATTGGTGCGGCTGTATCCACAGCCGTTGGCGGGCCTATTGGCGGTTATTCATATTACACAACCTACGCCATTCATGCTGGCACAACTGCGGCATTGGCCACAGCGTCACAGGAATTAAACAAGCCAGATATTCCTGATTTCAGTAATTTCAATATTGAAAGCACAGGACGTTTACAGACAATCAAGCAAGCAATCGCATCACGGCGCATGATCTATGGTGAAATGCGCGTTGGTGGTGTATTGGCGCACGTTGAAAGCGTTGATAATGACAAGTTTCTGCATTTGGTTGTCATGTTGGCATCGCATGAAGTTGAAGCCATCGACACTATTTATTTAGATGATACGGCTGTCACACTAGATACAACTTACGGCTCTAGCGGTGCTGGCGCTGGTGGTTTTGTCAATGCTGGTAAGTATAAAGACAAGGTGCGCGTCCGTAAGTATTTAGGCACATTTGAACAGGGTGCAGATAATACTTTATATGACGTTTCTAGCGTTTGGACGCAAAGCCACAGATTGACAGGCATTTCATATCTTTCTGTGCGTCTTGAATTTGACAGCGATGTGTTTGCAAACGGCATCCCCAACATCACAGCAATTGTGCGCGGCAAAAAGGTTTATGATCCCCGCACATCAACAACAGCATATTCTAGCAATCCAGCGCTGTGCATCCGTGATTATCTGGTAGATAGCAAATACGGTTTTGGCGCATCATCAGATGAAATTGATGACACTGCATTTACAACTGCGGCAAACATCTGTGATGAAGACATTACATTGTCAGGAAGCGGCACAGAAAACAGATATGAACTGCACGGCACAGTTGACGTTAGCAAGATGCCAAAAAGCATTTTAGAAGATATGTTGACAAGTTGTGGCGGCGTTTTGACTTACCAGAATGGCAAGTTTGCTGTTAAGGCGGCTAAATATGTAAGCCCCACCCTTACACTTGATGAAGATCATTTACGCGCACCGATTAGTTTGCAAACGCGCAGATCACGGCGTGACAACTATAATGCGGTCAAGGGCGTATTTTCATCACCAGATGTAAATTATGTGCCAGCAGATTATCCAGCATTCAAGTCAAATACATTTGCCACAGAAGATGGCGGCGACACTGTATTTTTAGACCTTGATCTACCATACACATCATCATCATCTATGGCACAGCGTTTGGCAAAAATCGCGCTATTCCGTAACCGCCAGCAGTTGACACTGACAATGCCCTGCAATCTGCACGGTTTTGACCTGAAGGTTGGCGACACGGTATCCGTCACTAATACACGTTTAGGCTTTTCCAGCAAGGTCTTTGAGGTCATCCAATGGGAACTGGTGTCTGGCGATGAATTAGGTGTTGATCTTGTTCTGCGGGAACTGGCAAGCACCGTATATGATTGGGATGCAGAAGAAAGCGCTTTCCAGACAGACAACACAACCTTGCCTGATCCGTTTGATCTGCCCGCCGCAGGGCTTTCTGTGACTGATGAACTGCAAGTATTCAACCAGAAGGCGGTTTCCGTCTTAATTGCAAACGTATCGTCATCAAGCCAATATGCTTATCAGTTTGAGGTGCAAGCAAAGAAAAGCGCAGATGATGACTTTATTTCATTGGGCGTATCATCAAGCAACAAGTTTGAACTGATTGACGTTGAAGATGGCGTTGATTATGACGTAAGGGCGCGTATCATATCCACATTTGGGACACGTTCACCGTTCACAACCGTCACACATCAGGTGGTTGGTAAGACTGCACCGCCAGAAGATGTCACAGATTTCAGCATCAACATCATTGGATCAGAAGCACATTTAAGTTGGACACCAGTTGGTGATCTTGATTTGTCACATTATCGGGTGCGTCATAGCCCTAGAACCACAGGCGCATTGTTCAGCAATTCAACTGATCTTGTGACAAAAATATCACGGCCAGCAAATACGGCTGTAGTACCAGCAAGAACTGGCACATATTTTATTGTGGCTGTGGACAAGTTGGGCAACCAGTCAAACAACCCAACATCATCTGTGGCCATCATTAGCGATGTACCAGAAACCAGCAAATATAAGCGGGTTGCGACAAGAACAGAACACACTGCATTTACAGGCACAAAATCAAACGTTGTGGCTATTGATGACGCATTGGTGCTGGATACTAGCGTTAATTTTGACAGCATTACTGGCAATTTTGATGATGCCAATGGCCGATTTGATGGCGGTTCGGGTAATGTCGCAACAAGCGGTACATATGATTTTGCGTCATATGTTGACTTTGGCGCACGGTATACTGGCCGCGTAAATGCCAGAATAGTTGCAGATCGCATTGATTATGTTAATGCGTTTGATGATGCTGTTGGTAATTTTGATGATCGTGTTGGCTTATTCGATGGTGAAGCGGCTGTATTTGGCAACACTGACGCGCAGTTGTACATCAGCACAACTGATGATGATCCGTCTGGATCGCCAACGTGGTCAGATTATCAGAAGTTTGTTGTGGGTGATTACACCGCTAGGGCTGTGCGTTTCAGGGCTGAACTGACCACAGAAGACACTGAAGCAACCCCGCAGATCACAGAATTGCAAGCATTTGTTGATATGCCTGATCAGGTGTTTGCAGATAATGACATTGCAAGCGGCACAGGCTCAAAGGCGATAACCTTTGCATCAGCAATGTATGAACTGGAAGGTGTTGGCATTTCAGCGCAGAACTTATCAAGCGGTGATTATTATGCTATAACTAATAAATCAGGCACAGGATTTACTATCACTTTTTATAATAGCAGTGATACAATTGTTGACCGTACATTTGACTATGTTGCCAAAGGCTATGGACAACTGGTGGCTTAAAAGGGTTTAGATATGTCACAACATGATTTTGAAATTGCAAACCAAACGTTTCCATCTTTCCGCAGTGATTTAAATAACGCATTGCAAGCGATTGTTGGATTGTCATCAGGTGCAACAGCGCCATCAACAACATTTGCTTATCAACTTTGGTACGATAGCACAGCAGATGAATTGAAGATCAGAAACGCGGCTGATGATGCGTGGATCACACTATTTACATTTAATCAGGGTTCAAACAGCGTTGAAGTTTCTGGTGAAGAATTAGTTGACGATACAACCCCGCAATTGGGCGGCGATTTGGACTTGAATAATTCCGATATTACTGGAACAGGTAACATTAATATCACAGGTTCAATCACTGTTGATGGCGGCACAGTTAAACTTGATGGCAACTATCCTACAGGCACAAACAACGTGGCATTGGGCAACACTGCGCTTGACAGCGTTCAAACTGGCGGTGATGAAAACACTGCCATTGGCTCAAATGCTTTGACAGCCACAACCACAGGTGATCAAAATACTGGCGTGGGTAGGGTTGCGCTTTCTAGCAACACCACAGGTAGTGACAACACTGCTGTTGGCACAGGTGCGCTTCGTGACAATACTACAGCAAATAATAACACTGCTGTTGGCTCTGATGCTCTTAAAACTAACACTACTGGTCAATCAAACACGGCTTTAGGCACAAACGCCCTTGATGCCAATACCACAGCATCAAACAGCACTGCAATTGGTTATAATGCACTTACAACAGCTACAGGTCAGCGCAACACTGCTGTTGGTCAAGGTGCTGGTGAATCTGTGACTACAGGCACGACTAATACGTTGATAGGTAGACAGGCTGGTTATCTGATTACAACTGGTGCTGACAATACTGTGATTGGTGCATATAGCGGAAATGGCGGCGGCTTAGACATCCGCACATCAAGCAACAACATTGTGCTGTCAGATGGTGCTGGTAATCCTGAATTGTATTATAATCACGGTTCTTTGACGTGGTTTTCGCCATCAATCAGGGACAAAACTACAGCCTCATCAGCAAATATGCGAATTGATGGGACAAGCGGAGCGATGTTTAGGTCAACATCTTCACAACGCTATAAAAACACCATCAATGATGCAACACACGGCTTGACTGAACTGCTCACACTGCGTCCTGTCACATACAAAGGCAATAACGATGGTGATATTATTTTTGGTGGCTTGATTGCTGAAGAAGTACACACAGCAGGGTTGACAGAATTTGTCGAATACACACAAGATGACGATGGGAATGACCAACCAGAATCATTATATTATGGCAATATGGTTTCACTTTGTATTAAGGCAATTCAAGAACTGAAGGCAGAACTTGATGCCGCCAAAACACGCATTGAAACGCTAGAAAACGCTTAAAAAGGAGTAAATATCATGTCACGCACAGCAGAAGAACTGGCACAAGATTATACAGCGATGGGTCATAGCAAAGACCTAATCAATGATATTGTTGCTGGTAATCAGGACGATGATTTTGATGCGGCAGAGCGTCAGGACATTGTTGACCGCAATGTAGAGCATCTGGAACTGATGGTTGCAAAGGATGATTGGGGTTCAGAAGACATGACCGACATCAATGCGGCAATCACATCTGGTCAGGGCTATACAGCATCTTAAGATGGACAATAATTCTGCCCGCATATTAGTTGAAACGGCTGTGGCTGGGGTGACGTTTGGGTCACTCATTGAAGCCATTCCGTCTATTGTGGCTATTTTTGCGGGCATTTATTATATCGCAATGACCATTGAGGT